ATATTTCGGTTTTTATTTGTTTTTATCTTATAAATGAAACGCAATGGGAATATGGTCTAATAGCAGAAATGGTAATTTACGTGTATCTGTAAACAGAGAAAATTCAGCAGGATATTACATCGGCCCAACAAAAGGTTTATCATCACCAAAGAATAGTAGAAGAGGATGTCTATGTTTAGATAGAGATGTTTATGATGTTGCATGCTGCAAAGGCTTTCTAATGAATCAGGGCATTGGACAAATTGAATCACCATATCCAGAAAAAGGTGGCTTCGATGTTTCATTTGATGATGGATACGAAATTACATAAAAATAAATTGAGATATGTCGCAAATTACAAAGAATGCCTTAAAGGTTGAAAATAATCAAAGCTTTCCTAACAATAATACTGGCTACATTACGCCGGCATTGTTAAGAGAATTTAATGTTGATATGATTGATTCAACTGTAAACCAATCCCTATACGATACAGCAAGCGCAGGATGGGATAATTCTATCTCTGCTTTAAATACATTTACAGCTTCACAACAACCATCATTTAACGCATTGAATGCTTTTACCCAATCACAATTGACAATCAATACAGGCGTTAATGGGTTTACACAAAGTATATCAGCAAGTGTAGCAACCGTATCAGGTGAAGTAGACCAATTACAAACATGGTCACAATCTGTAAACGAAATCAAAGATGATGGAATCCTGCAGGGATATTCAACAAGATTACACTTCTATGGATTAGTATCAGCAAGTATAGTTCCAAATATAAATGGACCTATTGCTTCTATTGATATTCTTCAAGATGGAACTAAATTAAATACTGCTTCATTTGATGCATACGAAACGACAATTAACGCATATACTGCTTCTACTAATATAAGATTAAATGATATTGAAACTTGGAGTGGTAGTGCAAAGATTAGTATCGCTGCTTTAAATACATTTACTGCATCATTCGGACCTGTTGCAACCGGCTCATTGGTTAATACAGCATCATATAGTGGAACAACAATTACTTATACAAAAGGTGATGGTACTACTTTTACAAACGTAGGTATACAAAATACTGCATCGTTTAATTCATATACAGCATCGGTAAACGTAACTACTGCATCATTAAATACATTTACAGCAAGTATTGCAGGAACAAATGCATTTACAGCATCTCAATTAACTAAAGATGCCACACTTGCTACATACACAGGTAGTAATGATACAAAATGGACAACATTAGGATTATTGACAGGCTCATTAGCAACAACAGGAAGTAATACATTCATTGGAACACAAACATTTACAGGCTCTGTAATAGTAACAGGCTCTGTAGCAGGTAATATAGTAGCATTAACTGTTTCATCATCTACAGCTAGTATAGATTTAAGTACAGGTAATTTCTTTACACTTACTCTTACATCAACTGGCTCTACACATATAACTGCAACAAATATTAAAGCAGGTCAAACTGCAAACTTATTAGTAACACAAACATCAAGTGGTACAGGCTCAATAGTTATGGGAAGTATGTTTAAACAACAAACTGGAAATTTCTATTCAACAACACTTTCAGGTTCAGCTAAAGATATTGTAACATTCGTAACATTTGATACAACGAATGTTTACACTGCTAATATTAAAAACCTTGTTTAATGAGATTTGCATCAACAGCATTTATTGGTTCACAAGCCGGCGCAGGAAATATCATACAAGAGGGATTAGCATTTGATTTTCGTGCACAAGATTATCAATCAGGCTCACTTAATTGGAATGCATATGTTGGTAATTATACGGCATCTGTGACAGGAACAATGAGTGGTGGCTTAGAATATTTTGATGGAAGTAAAGTAGGATTCGATGGTAATCGTTGGTTGACATTTAATTCATCTATGACTGCAAGTATTAGTTCATCACAATGGAACATATATGTTTTGACAGAATTTACAAACCAACAATTAGATACATCATCATTTAAACCTGCATTCTTTTCAAAAGGTGCTGGGGCTTATCCTGAATGGAATTGGTGGTATAGAGGTGGAGGAAATGTAAATCAAAAAGGTGATGTATTCGTAAATGATTGGGTAGATATTTCTATATATAATGAAGGTGGTAGATTTGAAGATAGTTTTAATAATGTATTTGGAACTTTTGGAAAGCAATTATTCGGTTATCAAATAATTGGTGGACCTACTGGTAGTTTAACTACAGCATTTGTTACAGCAAATGCAGGTATTGATATTCCTGGAAATTCTATTGTTGGAAACCCTGCGAACTACGGACTCAATTCATTTACGGGCAGTGCAGTAGAACCTTTATTATTCGGCAAAATAATTTCAAACGCATATCCTTATCCTGAATCTACTAATATGACAGGTAGTGTTGTAAGAATTTTTGGATATAATAGAAATTTAACTCAAGCAGAAAGAAAATCAAATTGGCTTGCATTATCAAACAGTTATACATAATATAAAAAAATTACTATAAATTTAAGAAACATTGTTTTTAATAATATAAATCAAAATTAATATGAACGCAAAAAAAGTATTAAGCAAGATAGTAGAATTCCTTTCAGTAAATGAAGTGGAATTAACATATGCTAAATTAGCAGACGGAACTATCGTAGAATCACCAACATTTGATGTAGGTGAATCATTGGAAGTTGTATCAGAAGATGGTACTAAATCTCCAGCTCCAGACGGTGAGCATGAATTAATGTTGAAGGATTCAGAAGGAAACGAAAACAGAATGAAAGTACAAACTAAAGACGGTAAAATCGTAGAAAGAGAAAACGTAGAATTAGCAGATGCTGAAACTGTTAAAGCAGAACCAATCCCATCAGTAGGTAACGAAGATAAGGAAAACGTAATGCCTGACCTTAAAGGACAAGTTAAAGAAGGTACACAGATGGCAGAAGTAACTGAAGAAGCTACAAAAGATATGCCACAAACAGATGGTAAACCTTTGGGTGAGAATGAAGAAGAGTCAATTGACTTGGGAGATATGAAAAAGAAAATCGAAGAGATGGCTTACAGAATCGAAGAGATGGAAAAGAAAATGACCGAAATGGTAAAAGAGGAAGTAGTAGATAAAGAAGCAGACATCAAAGACGAAAAAGAAGCAGTAAAGAAAGAAGAGAAAATGGAAGAAGAAGAGTTACCTAAATTAGATGGTGCTCCAGTAGAAGATAATCCATTGAAGTTCTCTGCAGAACAAAATAGAAAGAATTATGGTCAGAAGGTAGATAATTATCAAACTACTTTCTTATCTAGACTTTATAAATAAAATTATTCAAAAAACTTATTAAAAGGATTTAAAATGAAACAAATTCAAAAATTCGCTAATATGCCAGAAATCAGCAACTCTACCTACGCAGGTGAGGCAGCATCAGGCTATATAGCAGCAGCTCTATTGAGCGCAAACACTCTTGATAAGAAGTTAGTAACGATTATGCCAAACGTTAAGTTTAAGAGTGTAATCCAAAAGCTTGCTTTATCAAGTTTAATTTCAGATGCATCTTGTGATTTCAACGCATCAGCAACAGCATCTATCTCTGAAAGAGTATTGACTCCGGATGAATTTCAAGTTAACTTACAATTATGTAAGCAAGAGTTCGTAGACTCATGGAACGCATTACAATTAGGTTTTTCAGCTTTTGATGAAATTCCTAGAAGCTTCAACGATTATTTAGTATCTTATGTTGCAGGTAATGTAGCACAAGCAGTTGAAGAATCAATCTGGCAAGGTGTTGGAACAACTAACGGTCAATTCGATGGTTTCCAAACACTTTTATCTGCTTCAGTAGCAGCAGGTGGTGCAACAGCAGTATTACCAGCAAGAAGCACAGGTTCAGGTTCAGTAATCATCTCTGGCTCTGTAACTCAAGACAACGTAATCTCTAAATTACAATCAGTTGTATTGACTGTACCTAACACAGTTTATGGTAAGCAAGATTTAGTTATCTATGTAGGTAGTAAAATCGCTAAGGCTTATCAATTAGCAACTGCAGGTCAAACTTCAGCAACTACTTTTGGTGCTAATGGTTACCAAAACCAATTTACTATTGGTGAGAAGCCGTTGAACTTCAATGGTATTGATTTAGTATTATGTCCTGGCCTTGCGGATGACAAAATCGTTGCAGCACAAAAATCTAACTTATTCTTCGGAACAGGTTTATTATCTGACCATAATGAAGTAAGAGTATTGGATATGGCTAACTTGGATGGTTCGCAAAACTACAGAATCATTATGAGATACACTGCAGGTGTTCAGTTCGGTATCGGACAAGATATCGTTTACTACGGCGCTTACTAATCTCAATTAACTAACAAAATTAAAACATAATAATATGGCTTGTAATTTATCAGCTGGAAGAAACGAAGTATGTAAAGATAGTATAGGTGGACTTCAAGGAGTTTACTTTCTAAACTACAACACAGGTTCTTTCACTAAAAATGGTAGTGGTGAAATCACCGCATTCCCTTCAGGAAGCACAGTATATTATTATGAGTTGAAAGGAAATTCTGCGTATACAGAGACTGTAAACTCTTCAAGAGATAATGGTACTACATTCTTCTCACAAGAATTAGTTCTTAACTTAAAGAAGTTGACTAACGAAATGACCACTCAAATGAAATTGATGTCATACGGTAGACCAAAGATAGTTATCTGGACATTGAACGGAGATGCATTGTTAGTTGGTGAGAGAGAAGGTGCAGATGTAACTGCAGGTACAATTCAAACAGGTGCAGCATTGGGTGACCTTTATGGTTATTCTGTTACCTTCACAGGTTTAGAACAATTACCAGCAGCATTCATTTCTGGCTCTACAACTTCAAATCCATTCGCAGCATTAACTGGAAATGGATTACCAACAATAGTATACGGAACAAACTCATAATTTGTATTGCAAAACTAAATAAACAAACCCTACTCTTAATTGAGTGGGGTTTTTTGTTTTAACTATTTTATGGAAAAGTTTTGTTTTTAATTAGATAAACTTAAGATAATGCTACCCTATTTCATATCTCAATCTAACGAATGGACTATCAGATGCCAGAATACAGGCAGTAATGCATATACTATGAGCCTGACTGATATGATGGGATTAAATACATATACAGCAAGTATGAGTGGTATATCATTCACTGCATACGAAAATATATTAGCATTCACTGCAAGTATTAGTGGTGCTATTGTTGCAGGTGAATATAGAGCAGAAATCGTTTCACCACCATCAGGTACAATATGGCATGGTTCGGTACAAGTTTATGCATCTCAATCAGTAGATAAATCAGTATACGAAAATAAGAACACACAATATATTTCTCACACATCGGAGAACAAATATATAATTTATGACTAATATGAAAGGAAGACAGAATTTTGCTATTGTTAATGT